CGCAGCACTGGCGGTTCATACACGCGTTGGTTGATGGAGAAGGCACCTACTCTTTGCGCAAGGCAGCCGTTGCTGCGGGGTACGATGAGAAAGACGCTAATGCCGTTGCCTTTGCGTTGACTGACCCCAAGAAGAACCCCCACATCGTTGCTGCGATTCAGCAGTACCGTAACGAGATTGCGGAACGCTACGGGACAACGATTGAGCGGCACATGCGAGACCTGCAGATCATCCGCGACAAGGCGATTGAGGCTCGCAACTACTCTGCTGCAGTGCAGGCCGAGTACCGCAGGGGTCAGGCACTGGGGACGATCTACGTGGATCGCAAAGAGATCCGCCACGGCACCATCGACTCGATGAGTGTGGAGGAGGTGAAGAAGAAGCTGGAGGAGATCAAGATGCTCTACGGTGACCCATCATCCATCATTGACGTCACACCTATTGCCGAAGATCTTGTTGGTGAGGAGGCTTGGCGTGAGGACTATCACGAAAGTGATGAGTTGGATGATGAAGAGGACACGCAGGACGCAGAGGCCGAGCCGCTGCCCAAGCCAACACCGGAGCCTGTGAAAGCGAAATCGATCATCGATGTGATGCGCGAGGCGCAGGTAGACAAACTAGCAATGACGAGTAAATCAAAATGGAAAAAATCGTAAGCGACGAGGTTGTAAAAAAGCCCAGACGCAAGAGGGTGCGCAGCCGGATACGCAAAGTCCCAAGGGTTCGGGGCGCACGGGCTACCTCTAAGATAAAGAAGAACTACACCGCCATCGCGGCGCGCCCTGAGCATTACTACATGCTGCGTGAGCTGGCAGAGTTTTACAACACGCCGCTGGTTCGCATTACAGGCGCAATCATCGTCAACGAATATTGTCGTTTGTTGGCAAAGACCGACCCGGTTAAAGCCTCGGAAATTCGGCATGTCTATAAAAATGACAAAACACAAGTTGCATATGTCGTTGACCTAGACGACTGACGTTACCTACCCGCCGTTGCCCAAGGAAGAGGGCTTACACCGCAACGATAAATGTATAATAATAGTTTGACAGTGAATATAAAACTATTATACTGAGGCTTCAGTAAACATTAATGGTTGGGTGTGCAATGAAAACAATAGTTGGTCTAGCAGCTCTTCTGCTTATTTTTACCCTTGTGGGAAACATCGATTACGATCAGCAGCTGCTCGAAGAAGAGCACTACTGCGAGATGGTGACGTTGTTTGCCGACTCGCAGGGTGCGTTCGGCTGGCCTGCTTATCGAGAGGATATTGCCTGTGGAAATTGAAAAAGATGTTCCGCTGCCGAGCAGCGGTCGAAGCACCAAGTACCCGTTTGTACGCATGTCGGTGGGCGACAGTGTGTTTTTCCCCAATGAGCAGATTAACGGCAAGGCGTACCGCGCAGCGAAGAGCTGTGGAGATCGTAACGGACGCACGTTCGTTGCTCGGCGAGAGGGTGAGGGTATACGCATCTGGAGGCAGTCATGAACAAGCTTAAACTTAATGAAGATACCCGCGAGGCAATATTCCTCGACATGATCCACGAACTGTGGAAGTACAGTGACGAAGGTTTACGCACTATTGCAGCCCAAGCCGGTTGTCACTGGGTGACGTTGTACGCTTGGAAGTCCGGCAAGACCGGCGCGCCAAGGATAGACAAACTGGCACCGGTTGCCCGAGTGCTCGGATACAACATCGTGTTGCAGAAGGTCAAGGCACCTGTGCCTAAGCACCTCCGGAGTGTGAAATGAACAGTTATTACTTAGTGCGAGTAATGCAGCTGATGGGTGCGGCGGTGTTTGTGATACTGATACTTGCGGTGGGCGTAGTGCTAACCCAGCCCGACGATCAAGACCTCGAGCTCAAACACTACTGCGAGATGGTCCAGATTTACCGCGAGTCCAAGGGCGAGTTCGGCTGGCCTGACTACAACAACACGGCACACCTGTGCTCGCAGGAGAAGAGCAATGACTGACAGCGACAAGCAAATAAAGATGGTGTGCCTAAAAATCGTTAGTGCTGTTGATGAGTACATGGACAACCACGACGGGCAGAAGGAGTCTGAGAAATTGGCTTTCGTTATGGCTGCGTTGACACGGGTGCTGGGGACAATTGCGGCGACGATGGATGTCCCACTGGAGCTAATGACTAAGGCAATTGAGGCGGATATGAGGACAGCGCACGAAGCAATGGCAGATACAAATGAGCTTCACTAGAGCCCAAGCAGCCTACGACGCACAGCTGCCGCCAGAGGATCCGGGGGAGCATTCTTACTCAGGCGATGTCGTTGTAGGCGACACGCTGTTCACGTACTGGTACGGCCAGATTGTCAGTGTGATGATCGACGAGGACGGCACAGAAGTACCTTATGCGCAGTGGCAGGGCAGTAAAAGCCTAGTGGAAGAGGCAGATATTAAAGCAGCAGAGCTGTGGAACGCAGAGGTGGGGGATCAAGATGACTACTAGGTGGATCACATGCACATACGACGATGAGGGGGAGGTTACTAACCCTGAGTACGTCAACGCGCCGGACGACTCTTTTTGGTGGATCGACAAGAGCAACAGACTGCACACGGTGCTGATGAAGTCTGCTGTCTGGTTCCGCCCTGACCGCATCGCGCGCGTGGAGCATCCGGATGACTGAGGATAGCGCGGCGGCTCACTGCAAGCGAGTGGGCATCCGAGCAAAGGCTCTGGCGCGGCATCACGATGTGCCGGCAGACCGGGTCAGTTACTGGTACAGAAAAAACAGAAAGTTATTCGATCAAAAGTTAGCAGAGGCGGCGATAACGCTGCGTAATAGGAGAGGAAGATGATAAAAAAACTTACGACAGCTGCAAACGTGCGTGCCGACCACAAACACGAAAAATGCGTGAATAAAAGAATCGACCGTTTTTTCGCCGCCGCGCTAACTGGCTACGTCAGCAAATACGGCATTCAAGATACAGCCGCTATCGAGCAGATTGCACAAGACTGCTTATATATTGCTGAAGGCGCACTTGAGGTTCTCGTCCGCAACCACTACTCGAGTGAACCGCCAAAGTATCGACTTTACGCTAATACTCAGCACGGCGTAGGGCTCGCCGATTTCGACGATTTCGGAGAATTTAGAAAAAAAGGCGTACTGTATGACGAGGATTTTCTACAGGCGCTTGCAACGTGCAAAGACGGCGAGATTCTGTACGGCGTGGTCATCCAAGAGGTGTTCGACAAAATTAGAGAAGAATACGGGGTGCGAGAGTGAAAGCAGAAGAGATACTGACTAAGGCAGCGGGGCATCTCGCGGATCGTGCCAAGACATACGACCGTCCCCAAGGCGAGAGAAGTATGGAGAAGACAGTGCAGATGTTCAACACACTGTCCGGCACGCAGCTGACGACTGAGCAGGGCTGGCTGTTCATGGTGATCCTGAAGATGGTGCGTTCACAGCAGGGTGACTACAAGGCTGATAACTACGAAGACGGCGCGGCTTACTTTGCGTTGGCTGGGGAGAGAACATAATGAGAAACGACGACAAGATCATGGGTTCGATCTTAGTGTTTGTGTTCTGTGTAATCGTAGTGATCATCATAATGCAACAGCGGGAGATACCCGAGGTGCGTCACGCCATGGAAGCAAGCTACGGCGAGCCGGCCAAGCCGGAGGATCACGGAAGATGAAACACAACGCGCATTACTTTGCTTGGATACTGCACCGCGTCAGGTGCAGGGAGGTGGGGAATGAGTGACAGAGAAGCGTTTGAGAAGTGGGCGAAAGGTGATCTCGACTTGCAGCACATAGGGGTATGTTACGGAGACGAAACAACAGACGCTGCGTTTAGAGCATGGCAAGCCGCCCAAGGCCAATCGAGCAAGCCCTGCCCGTACATCGTAACCGGTGGCGAAGGCACGTCATGGTGCAGACTGGCAGCACAGCCACAGGTCAATCAGCAGTTGCTGGAGGCGGGTTTGATTATACGCAGGTTGCTTGATGAAGCTGTTGATGACTTTTACTACGAGACAGACCCAGATGGGCTTATTGAAGAAGCAAGAGCCGCCATTGCAGCGGCACAGGAGGACGCACTTATCTATGGTACTTCGGTAATGAGGGACGGAAAGCACATACCACTTAAAGATTTTTATGCTGTGCCTGAAGCGGCACAGGAGTAACACCGGCAACCCGCTCGCCGGTCTAAGAGCGGGAATTATGGAGATAAAACCCATGAAAGATGAATACGTAATTTTCACTGACTTAACTGCAATACGCATACTGATTGAAATGATCACAGATAAAACAACACCGGACGAGGCGCTGAAGTACACGCAAGCGGTGCTGAACCTTGCACACGCAGAGGCAACACTGGCGAACATGCATAAATAAAACCACGCTGCTAGGGATGGCGGCATTCAGCGCCACAGCGCAGGAACCGAGTATGAGTGATCTTATAAAGTTTGACGGATTGGACGACGCCATCCTTGGCGTAGCGTCGCGCATAGGCAGCGCGGATTTTCTTGTCTATTCTCGCGGGCAGTGCATCGGACTCTTGATGGAGAGTCTCGGGTGTAATTACATGGAAGCGGAAGAGTATTTTGACTTTAACGTCGCCGGAGCCTATGTGGGTGAATCTACCCCTGCCTTTTTAGAGGAATATGAGGGAGAAGAAGAATGAACCGATACCGAACATACTTGGACGAAAAGCCCAAGCCCGTGCCTGAAGATCCTGCTATCAAGATCGCGCAGGACATCAAAGCCTATCTGGCGAAGGGCGGCAAGATAACAGCCGTGCCCACCGGGTACTCAAAGTTCAGCGACGTGCCCATGCGCAGCTGGATCAACGAGTCCCGAATGCGCAAGATCAATGAGGGGAAGGTATGAACCCAATGACAGCAGCAAAGCTTACCCATAAGCGGTGCATGTGCCCTACGTGCAAAGAGATATTCAGCACTCTGAGTAACTTTGACAGGCATCGCATAGGGGCGCATGGGGAAAAGGTTTGCGTGGATCCGCGCTCAGCAGGGCTGCAGCTTAAGCAGGGCTCAGGTGGTACGTGGTGGGGCATGCCGGGGAGGACGGAACAATGAAAGACTACGCATTGCAGATAAAAATAAAAAACAACTATCTCCTGCAGATGATGAAGCGGCGAGACATATTTACCGTTTCTGAGTTATCCCGACAGGTCGGTGTGACTTATACAACTCTCGGCAAACTATTAGGGCTGAAGCTGCCTGCTTACGGTTCCTCCGGTAAGCTGCTGCCCTGCGTAACTAAGCTGTGTGAGTTCTTTGACTGCCTGCCAGAGGATCTGTTTCCAGAGCAGCATCTTCAGGAGAGCCTGCCTATTAATAAAGTGCTCATCGAAGCTAACGCAGAAGATCTAATCCCCCTGTCCATGCGCCTTGCCAGCCAAGATCCACTGGACCTGCTGATACAAGAGGAGGAGGAAGAACGCACCACGGCACTGGTGACAGAGGCCGTGGCTGGGCTTAGATTGAAAGATCGCGTTATCCTTAAGCATCGTTTTGGGCTGGACCGGGATAGCCCTGCAACACTTACGGAGGTTGCAGAACGACTAGCATTTTCACGCGAAAGGGTTCGGCAGATCGAGGCGCGAGGTCTGCGCACCCTGCGGAACCCGAGGCGCGCATTGGGTGCGTTTATGGAGGAGACAAATGGTTAAAACAGTGACGTTTTTGCAGTCGTTCACCACGCTGCCCGATGCCGAAGACTTCCAGAAGAGAATTAAGGGGCCGTCTATCATCATCCACCTCTGGCGCGAGGATGGTAAGGATCTCTTTGCCTTGGTCAGCGCAGACGATGCCAAATGGATAACAGATGAAATTGATCGGGTGGAGGAGATATGAACCAGTCGCGCCTCGAGTCGCTGATTGAGACACTCATCAACACCGCCATTGGCTTTGCGGTGTCGTATGCAGCATGGCCGCTTGTGGCCGTCATGTTTGACATGCACTACAGCGCCGGTCAGCATCTGGGCATAACGCTGGTGTTCACCGTCATCAGCGTTGCCAGAGGCTACGTGGTGCGCCGCTGGTTCAACGCAGGGCTACACCGAGCAGCCGTCCGGTTGGCGAAGAGGTTTGACCATTATCATCACGGTATAACGTAAGTGAACAGGTGTGTTT